ACAATTAGAGAGCAACAACAAACTAGTTAATAGAAACAACAGTTTTTTCATCTTCTTTTTCTTTCAATTTTTTAGCTTCTTCTCTTTCTTTTTGTTTTTCTGTAAGGTCTTCAATTCTTTTATCATGTGTATATTGTGATAAAGTTTTACCGAATACAGTTTTATAAAAATGATCTACAGGTACAGGTGCCGAGTAAGCAAGTATTAGATTATCAAAATTAATATCTAAATGTCTGTAAGATTTTGGATGTGATTTTTTAGCATCCCTATGAGATTTCAACACGTTAAGTCTATTTGTAAACACATTCTCATATGGTGGTTTAGTTGTTGATTTTGCAATATCTTTTTCTTTTGCAATCTTAAATTCGTCAAAAATTTGTTCTTTAGTCATCATAATGTAGTCCTTTTGTTAGTTTATTTAATAATTCTATCATAAAATAGTCTATTTGTCAAGCCCTAAAAACCCTAGTAAAATCAAGGTTTATCGTAGGGCTTGTTATCTGATCCTATTATTTTGCATTGAGCCTGTATATCATCTATAAGGTGATTGATTTCAGCATCCCGCTCTACCGTTTTAGGATTATTGTACTTTAAATTGTACAACCTATTTGATAGAGCCTGAATACTATCAATCTTTTTACAAAATTCACTAATCTTGTGAAGCATTGTTACCTTTTAACATTGTCCAAGGCCACTTTGTTTTTGCCTCTGACCAAACTTTCGTCTGATATGCTTTTGTTTTTTCAACTTCACTACCTATAAAGTTTACAAGTTTGCCTGGTACTTCAGCAATATTTGTAGCAAACTCTTGTGGTGTGATTGTCTTCTTTTCATCAGCACTTGCCATGTTCATTGATATTAATACTACTGCAACTATAGCGATAGCAAATAACAATGATTTTTTCATATTCCACATCTCGTTCATGTTTTCTTTCCCATTGTTTTAAAATCGGCTTTGTCAACTATCTGGTAGTTACCCTTGTTGTAGGCAATGCCGATTGTTTTGCCTTCGGGTAGTTGTACTTTAGGTTTTGACTCTTTAGTACATACGCCAGATATTCTATCACTTGTAGGTATAGAATCTCTTGGTAGACCATTTATATCTAATGTATAATCAGGTCTTTCAAATCCTTTGAGAGTTCTAGTAAACGACTCTCTATTAACTTTTAACCATTTATCTTTTGTCATTATGATCCTTGACTCATTAATCCTGTTACAATCATAGGTTCTTTTTTAGACTCTTCGTCTGCCCATGTATCAAACTTTTCAATATCTTCTTTTATATCATCTCTAATACATGTAATATCTTTTTTGGCACCATTATAATCTTTTGTATTTAATTTGTCAATTGCCATTTCTAATTTGACTAGGTATTCTCTTTCTTTAATGAACATAACTTATATATTTTACCTTTCCTTCTACGTAACCATACTTCTTATCTTTTACTTTAGGGTTTGTAAACATAGTATTAGCGTCACCTTGTTTGTAACCTTTCTTGTGCGATAGTGTAATATGAGCAGCACCTTTATTGTGTCTTTTCAATCTCTTATTTGAGTCTAACAATATCATATCATCAACCCATAATGCGTCTATATGATCGTTTGCTCTATAGCCTTTAATGTACACACCCACTTTTTTACCTACAAGTTTAATATATTTGTCATAAACTTTTTTGATAGGTTTATATGCAAGTGTAACATGATCTGAAACTAGCATAAACTTTGTAGCAAGTTTCTTTACAGCATTACAACTTTGTTTATCTAATTGTACTACAAAATATCCGTTCATTATTTTCCTAATTTACTTTCGTTTTCTAAATTGATTGCCACGTCAACATCTGACTCTGCCTTTTCATCAACTAATTTGATTTTAGTTAACTGGTGTGGTTCATCTTCATCAGCCCAAGTGTCAATGTGTATATCTTCAGCCTCTACTGCTTCGTCAAGTGTCTGATTGTAAGTATCTGTATCATATTTTATCTTACCGATAAACTTTGTGTCATCTGATTCAGTATAGTTAGCGTCAACCATAAATGTTTCAACACCATCGTTGGCGTCTGTAATATCTTTACCTATCTTACTATGTGCGATACCACCGCCATCTAAAAATTTCTGATCGGCCTCGTCTTTGTTGTTTGCCAATACATCTTGTTCAATACAAAGGGTGTAGTAAGTTTTCTTTCTATATAAATTCTTACCTACATCTTCTTTGAAATAAAATACATCTGTTTCTACATTTGCCATAGTGTCCTCCTAGTTTAATTTGTATATGTAATCTTTTTTTGTTTTGTAATTTTCTGTTAAGTCAGGATCAAAGTCTTTTCTAAACCCTTGTCTTTTGTATAACTGACCATAGTCGTTAAATAAAGATAGATCACCTTTAGCACTATCTTCAAATACATCTTCATAAGTTTGGTAATACTCATCTGGATATACAATTTCAATACCAGTAGCACCTGTAAAGTTAGTAGCGTCTTCTTTAAAAGACCTATCTAATATATCTTTGATTTTGAGTAATTGCTTTCTGTAAAATTTAATTTTTGACATAGGTACATTTTTGTAAATAGAGTGACCTATCCAGAAATTAGGATCGTATTGATCTTCCGAGTCAATATATTCTCTTTTATATACTATACTAAATGATTTGAAATATTGATCTGTAAATTTAAGGTTTGTAATGTTTTGTATATCGTCTTTTTTCATAATATACACATAATCTAACATAAAATTACGGAATTGTCAAGCACAAAAAACGTTGATTTTACTAGGTTTTTAGGATTTTATATGAGAACAAAACGAGAACATCTATAGATTCGCACCATATTTTGCGATATAATATGAATCTACAATGTCGGTTACTGGATTATTGAGTTTAGTTTGATCAAACTCCTTTACTAAATCTATCTTTGTGTCTTTTACAAACTGCTCATACATCTTTAGCTTGTCTGCATTACCTTTACCAGTAGCATTCTTTTTTATCTGACCTGGTACTATAGATTGAAATCTTTTATTGAGCACATATAGTTTATGTTTGAGAGTACCCATATTCTCTGCTAGGTTGAATACAAGTCCTTTTGATCCAAATGAGTAACCTTCTATAAAAATATTACCAATAGCAGTACCAATAACAGAAAGCGCCCACTCGGAAATCTGATCGTGTCGTTGTTGTTCGGAGGTATAGGGTAAATGTAATCTGCCATCTATCTGTCCATTATAAAATTTGCCTTCATATTTCTTAACATTTGTAAGATAGTAAATCTTACAGTTTTCAAATTTAAATTTGCCTCTACATACACATATAGCAGGACTACTTAAACTATAATCAATTCCAATCGTCTTGTTCTTCTTCATTCTCAAATATTGCATCCTCTTCTTCAATAGAAGTATCAGCACCACAGAAAGGACAAGTAGTAGGTTCAGCGTCTTCGTCTGTCCATTTTACCCAATAAGACACATCACAATTCTTGCAACTTATTTGTATTTTGTTATCGTTTTCGTCTTCAGCCATTATAGTTTGAAAGTTTTAAATTGATCTTTTTTAACGTCTTGTTTAACACCACCAATAACATAACTTTCTATTTCAGTTTCTTGTGGTGCGTTTTGTAAAGAACGACTATTAAACCAATGTTGAGTCCATGGTAATGGATTATTAGAAGATGATTGTTCATACTTTTGTTCTAAACCAATCACTCTCATTCTTCTATTTGCTATATATTCAATATATTGATGTAATAGTTTTTCTGAAAGGCCAATCATTGAACCTTTAGAAAATAGATAACTTGCCCAATCTTTTTCTTGTTGTACTGCGTCATCATAGATTTTATATACTTCTTTATTAGTATCTTTAATAACCTTATTCATTACCTTATCATTCTCTTTTGTAAGATATGCTTTGATAATCTGCTGTGACATTGCAAGGTGTTGTGATTCATCTCTAGCAATCAACGATAATATTTTAGCAGAACCTTCCATAAGTTTAAGTTCGCCAAACGCAAATGAACAAGCAAATGATACGTAAAATCTTAAACCTTCTAATACATTAACAGTTACTAACGCAAGCCATAGTGCTTTCTTTAGTTCGTATATATCAACTGATTTAGGATCGTTGTGCCATTTGTAACCTAAGCTAATTAATTTATCGTATGCTTCTGTAACTGCTTTTGATCTTTCTTCAATCTTCTTATCTTCAATAATAGTATCAAATACTTCACTAGGATCTGAATATAAGTTTTTAATTATGTATGTGTAACTTCTACTATGAATAGTTTCCATAAAGTCCCATGCAACTATGGCACCTTCTAATTCAGGATTAGTTACAAATGGTAGAAATGCTAAACATGGACCTCTACCTTGTACAGAATCTAACATAGTCTGATATTTTAGATTAGATGTAAAGATAAACTTTTGTGATTCTGATAATTGAGCGTAATCGTTTCTATCTTTTTGTAAAGATACTTCTTCAGGTCGCCAGAAGAAACCTAACTGTTGTTGAGCCAATCTATCAAATATAGGATACTTAAATGTATCATATCTTTGTACTGCAAGGTCCTCACCAAAAAACAATGGTTGTTTCTTAGCGTCTAAATTTTTGTTTTTATTAAATACAGTTTTCATTAAATTGTACAAGAATCACAGTTTTCTGGATCTTCCTCTTTGTTTGTTTCTGGCACATTATCTTGCCAACCGATAGGATGACTAGGTTCGTCTTCATCTTTCTTACTATCATATGTGTTTTGATAATATGAAGTCTTCCAACCTAGTTTATATGTTGTCAATAAATCTTGTGCCATTACTGATACTGGTACTTGACCATCAGTATAATCTTCAGGATTGTATGACCAGTTACCACTTATTGCCTGGTCAAAATATTTTTGCATTACTGCAACGATATTTATATATCCTTCATTCCCTTTCATCTCCCAAAGTAGTGTGTAAAAGTTTTTTAATTTATTATACTCTGGTACTATCTGTTTTAATGGGCCTTTTTTAGACTTTTTAACAGACAAATAATCTCTAGGTGGTTCAATACCATTTGTCGCATTAGAAACTACACTAGAAGATTCACTAGGCATTTGTGCTGACAATGTACTATGTCTTAAACCATGTTCTTTAATTTCTTTTCTTAACCATTCCCAATCGTAAGCAAAATCTCTTTTTACAAGTTCATCAACTTCCTTTTTGTATGTATCAATAGGTAAAATACCATCAGAATACTTTGTAGATTTAAATGCTGAACAAGGACCTTTTTCTTTTGCAAGTGTATTACTAGCACTTAATAGATAAAATTGAAATGCTTCTGTTAATTTATCTACTTGTCGCCATGCAAGTTTCTGATCATACTTGTAACCTTTCTTTGCAAGGTAGTGAGCAAGACCAATGTAACCAATACCTAAACTTCTACGTGCCTTTGTAGATTTTTCAGCAGCGTCTATAGGATACTTTTGATGATCTATTATTTCATCTAAAGCTCTTACTACTAAATCACATAAAGGTTCTAGTTCATCACGTTTGTTTATTTTACCCACATTGATGGCAGATAAAATACATAAAGCAATTTCACCCTCACCATCAATGTGTTGTATTGGAGTGGTTGGTAAAGTTATTTCCTGACATAGGTTACTCATTGTAACCTTATCTTTAAAAGATGAGTGAGTGTTACAATGGTCAATATTCATTATATAGATACGACCTGTTTCTGCTCTTTCTTTTAAGATGTCAAAAAATAATTCTTGTGCGTTGATTTTAGTTTTACTTACAGACAATTTTCTTTCTGCCTTTTCGTAAAGTTCATCAAACGAATCTGATCCCCAAGCGTCATATAACTCTGGCACTTCATGTGGTGAGAACAAAGTTATATCTTCATTGTTAATAAATCTTTCATAGAATAGTTTTGATAATTGTATTGAGTAATCTAATTTTCTAACTCTATTATCTTCACTACCTTTATTGTTTTTAAGAACAATGATGTCTTCTATTTCTTGGTGCCAAATTGGGAAGTGTACTGTTGCTGATCCGCCTCTAACTCCGTTTTGCGTACAGCACTTAACAGTAGCCTCAAATTTTTTGAGAAAAGGTATAACACCCGTATGTTGTACCTCACCGCCTCTAATACGTGAGTTGATACCTCGGATCCTTCCTGCGTTAATTCCGATCCCAGCCCTTTGGGCAACATAACGTCCAATAGCCATGTCACTACTAAAGATACTAGGTAGAGTATCGTCAATATCAACAAGCACACAAGAAGCATACTGCTTAAGAGGGGTACGGACACCAGCCATAACAGGCGTCGGAATGTTAATCTTAAAAGTTGATATAGCGTCATAATATTTTTTAACATATGACATTCTCCTTTCTTTTGGATACTTTGCAAATAGTGTAGCCGCAATCATCATGTACATAAACTGTGGTGATTCATATACCACATTTGTACTTCTATCTTGTACAAGGTATTTGTCAATAACTTGTCGGAGTCCTGCATAAGTAAAATCATAATCTCTATTATGACTTATCCAGTTCTCCATTCTATCAAAGTCCTTTCTTTGATAATTTGTAAATATCTCACTATCATATAGTCCTAAATCTACAACCTTCTTTACATGGTCATAAAAGTGTGGGTGATCCCATAGTTTGCCGATAACTTGTTTTCTCAATGAGTATAAAAGTAATCTACTTGCTACATATGTGTAATTAGGATTATTTAAATCTATTAAGTCTGCAGCTGACTTTACTAAAATCTGTTGTATTTCGTCTGTAGATATACCATCGTAAAATTGTAATCCACTTTTCATCTCTACTTGTGATGATGAAACTCCTGTTATGTCTTCACAAGCATACTCAACCATTTCATGTATCTTTTCAATGTTAAGAGGTTCTGTTCCTCTATCGTTTCTTTTTTTGACGTTTATCGACTCGTTTCCCGTTACCATTTTTCCCCCTTAACAACGTTTGTATGAATTTAATTGTGTGATTGCTGACAGACCTGAATAGGTATTGTCGGTGATTATTTTTTGTAGTTCTTCTTTTGTCTTGCCTTTAATTATCATTTCGTTTATATCTTTTTCTTTTGTTCCTTCTGGCCATATTACTATCATATATTCTTTATCAATCAGTTTGTACATTCTATCTATAATTTCTTTATTACGTGGTTCATTATCAAATATAAAAACTACATCTTTGTTTGTAGCAGGTAGTTGTAAATCAGCACCACCAGCCGCAAGACAATTATCAAGGAACAAACTATCTAAAGGACCTTCA